AATACGTACGCGAACTATCAAGAGGCGAACCGCACGTTCTGGCGCCAGACGGTGCTGCCGCTGGTGAACCGAACCGCAAAATCGCTCTCGGCCTGGCTCGGGCCGGCGTGGAGCGACCGCCTGGAGCTGCGGCCGGACCTCGATGCCATCGAAGCCCTTTCTTCCGAGCGCGAAGCGCTGTGGGCCCGGGTCGAACGCGCCAGCTTTTTGACCCGCAACGAGAAACGGGCGGCGGTCGGATATGGACCGCTGCCCGGCGGGGACGAGCTCGTATCCCCGTGAAGTCTGCGCGAACGCACCAAATTCAACCCGAAACTCGGATGGATCGGATGGAGACACTGGAAACTCGGCCGTTAATGGCGGCCCGGGAGGTGAAGCTGACGTCGCTGGGTCTCAAGGATGTGACGCTCGACGGTACGTTCGAAGGCTACGCGAGCCTGTTCCACCGCGAGGACCTGGGCCGCGACGTCGTGATGCCAGGCGCATTCCGGGAAAGCATTGCCAGGCGCGGCGCCGCGGGCATCCGCATGCTGTTCCAGCATGACGCCAACCAGCCCATCGGCACGTGGAAAAAAATCTACGAGGATGCGCGCGGGTTGTTTGTCCGTGGCCAGCTCGCGACAGAGGTCGGCAAGGCGCGCGAGGTCCTCTCGCTGATGCGCGCCGGCGCCATCGACGGACTCTCCATCGGCTTCCGGACTGTCAAGGGCACGCGGGATTCTCGCACAGGCGTGCGCCGGCTGGAAAAGATCGATCTCTGGGAAATTTCGATCGTCACGTTCCCGATGCTCCCGGAAGCTCGGGTTTCGACGGTGAAATCGAATCCGTTCGGCGGTCGCGTTCCGACCGAACGGGAGTTCGAGCGCTGGCTCACGCAGGACGCTGGGTTCACGCGCTCGGAGGCACGCGCGGTGCTGCGCGATGGCCTCAAAGGCCTACGGCTCCTGCGGGATGCGGAGCAGGCCTCCAGTTGGGAGCAGCGGCTGCTGGCGCAGATGGCGGAAGCGACGCGGCTCCTCAGTCAAAACATGCTCATGAGAGGATTTACACTATCATGCTGAACGAAACGTCGCTGGAGGTGAAGTCCGCAACCAACGCGGATCTCAGCATCGCCTTCGAAGACTTCATGCGCGCCTTCGAGGCCTTCAAGGAGACGAACGACCGGCGCCTCACCGAGATCGAGCGCCACATGAGCGCCGACGTCGTCACTGTCGACAAGTTGGCGCGCATCGACAGAGCGCTCGATGAGTACAAGGGGGCCATCGATGAGCTGTCTCGCAAGGCAGGACGACCGATGCTCGGCTCGGCGGTCCGCCTGTCCGGAGGTCTCGATCATAAGTCCGCCTTCGAGGGCTACATGCGCCGCGGCGAAAGCAGCCTACTGCGCAGCTTCGAAAGCAAGGGACTATCGGTCGGCTCGGATTCGGACGGCGGCTACGTCGTGCCGGAGGAGACGGAGCGCTCGATCAATCAGGCAGTCCGGGATATCTCGCCGATCCGCGCCATCGCCGGCGTGCGGCAGGTGTCGGGGTCGGTCTACAAGAAGCCTTACGCCATCTCAGGCGCGGAGGCGGGCTGGGTCGGCGAGACTGATGAGCGTCCCGAGACGAGCAGTCCGAAGCTCGCCGAACTCGCCTTCCCGACCATGGAGCTCTATGCCATGCCGGCGGCGACGCAGACGTTGCTCGACGACGCTGCGGTCGACATCGACCAGTGGATCGCCGAGGAGGTTCGGGCGACCTTCGCGGCACAGGAGGGGACCGCCTTTGTCACTGGCGACGGTGTCAACAAGCCAAAGGGCTTCCTCAGCTATCCGACGGTGGACAACGCATCCTGGACGTGGGGCAACATCGGCACGATCGCAACCGGGGTGTCTGGAGCATTCCCCGATACGGATCCGGCCGACAAGCTCATCGACCTGATCTACTCGGTGAAGGGCGAATATCGCGCCAACGCCCATTTCGTGATGAATCGTTCGACCCAGTCGGCCGTGCGCAAATTGAAGGACGCCGACGGCAGCTATCTTTGGCAACCTTCGGCCCGACCTGGTGAGGCAGCAAGCCTGATGGGCGTCCCGGTGGCCGAGTCGGAGGACATGCCGGACATTGCGGCCGACAGCCACGCGATCGCTTTCGGTGACTTCCGTCGCGGTTACCTGATCGTCGATCGCGTCGGCATTCGCGTGCTGCGCGATCCCTACAGCGCCAAGCCTTACGTGCTGTTCTACACGACCAAGCGTGTCGGCGGCGGCGTGCAGGATTTTGCCGCGATCAAGCTGCTGAAATTCGGCGCTTAGCCCGCAAACGAGAAGGCCATCCCTCGCGAGGGTCGCCGCCGGGCCCTCGCGAGATCTGTTCGCGCGTCCATCACACCAGCGCGAGCCGAGCGGGCGGGGTTCCATGGGACCCCGCCCGCAATCTGCTGCAATTCGAAACGGAGCCATCATGGGTCTTGTTCTGACCGCTGCGCCCGCCGTGGAGCCGATTACGGTGGACGAGGCGAAGATGCACTTGCGCATCGATCATGGCGACGAGGACATGCTGCTCGCCAGTCTCATCGCCGCATCACGTCTGCAAGTCGAAGCGGTGCTCGATGCGGCGCTGATCACCCAAAGCTGGTCGTTGGAGCTGGATGACTGGCCGGACGGGCGTGAACTGCATCTGCCGATATGGCCTGTGCAGTCCGTCGAGGCCGTGCGCATTTCGGATCGGGATGGAGAAATGGTCGAGCTTGGTGCAGAGGCATTTTCGCTCGACGGAGCAAGCAAGCCGCCGCGGCTCGTTTCCATTTCCGGCGACTGGCCCAGCCCCGGAACTCGCGCGCTCGGAATTGAAATCCTGTTCACCGCGGGATTTGGAAATAGCGCGAATGATGTGCCGCCGCCGATCAGGCAGGCGCTGTTGATGCTCGTCGCCCATTGGTACGAGCACCGGGAGCCCGTCGAAACGGGCAAGCCCACGGCCTCAATTCCCGAAGCGATATCGGCGCTCCTCATGCCGTATCGAACGGTGCGGATATGAAGACTTGGCCTATAGGCGCCCTGCGCCACCGAGTGCAGCTGGAAGCTCCCTCGCGCAGCCCCGAAGAGGCAGGAGGCGCTGTCGTTCTCTGGGAGCCCGTCGCAACACTCTGGGCCGAAATCATTCCTTTGTCCGGAACTGAAGTGTTCCAGGCAGATGGCATTTCAGCAACGGCGGCTTTTGAAGTGCGCATCCGTTTTCGTCCGGATATAAATGCAGAAATGCGCTTCGTATTCGGGGAGCGCGTCCTCGACATCAAATCGGTTCGCGACATCGAGGGTCGCCGGCGCTGGCTAAGCTGTCTATGCGAGGAGCGCAGCTCATGAAAATCGCTGTGCGGATTGAAAAGTCCAGAGGTCGGCGCGAGCGCGCATTGAGTGAGCTGCTTGCGGCGGCCAGATCCGGGGCTCAGCGCCGTGGCGGTGGTGCCGGGCAAGTCGTTTCGCTTCAAAATGACGAGGTGAGTTATGACGTCATCCAGCCTGGCGCTGCAGATCGCGATTTTCGAGGCGCTCAGGACTGACGCGGGCGTGCTCGCTTCGCTCGGCGGCCCGCGGGTTTACGATCACGTCCCCCGCAAGACGGACTATCCTTACCTCACATTCGCGCAGACCACGGTGCAGGACTGGAGCACAGGCGCTGACGAGGGCGATGAGCACATCATCACGCTGCATGTGTGGTCGCGCGTGGAAAGCCGCACCCAGCTGCAAGAGATCATCGCAGCCGTGCGCGCCGCCCTGCACGACCGGGATCTGCCGCTCATCGGACACCGGCTGATCAACCTCAGGTACCAGAGCGCGGAAACGCGTCGCGAGCCGGATGGCGAACGCTTTCGCGGCATCATCCGCCTGCGGGCCGTGACCGAGCCGCTCGCTTGATAACCCGAAACTCTGCACTGGAAAGAGCTCAGGAAATGGCAGCACAAAAAGGCAAGGATCTCCTGTTGAAAATCGACTCGGACGGCCTTGGCGCATTCGAGACGGTAGCAGGTCTGAGGTCACGCTCACTTTCGTTCAACATGGAGGTGGTGGACATAACCCACCAGGAATCCGCGGGACAATGGCGCGAGCTGCTGGCCGGCGCAGGCGCCAAAAGCGCCCGGATTGCCGGGTCGGGCATCTTCAAGGATGCGGCCTCGGATTCGGCGATCCGACAAGCCTTCTTCGACGGCCTGATCCGAACCTGGCGGGTCGTCATTCCGGACTTCGGGACGGTCGAGGGGCCGTTTCAGATCACGTCATTTGAATTGACCGGCCGGCACGACGGGGAAGTCGCATTCGATATCGCCCTGGAGTCTGCCGGCGAGTTGTCGTTTTCGGCTCTTTGACGGAGTGAGCAATGGCAAACGCGCGCCGAGGGGAAATCGAGGCCTGCCTCAACGGGAAGACATGGAAGCTTTGTTTGACGCTTGGCGCACTTGCCGAGCTCGAACAGGCGTTCGGCGACGACGATATGCTCGCGCTGGCACAGCGGTTCGAAAAAGGCCGGCTCAGCGCAACGGAGGCGGTGCGCATCCTTGGCGCCGGATTGCGAGGCGCAGGGCACGACGTTTCCGATGAAGAGGTGAAGGCGATGCGAACCGAAAACGGGATTGTCGGGATCGTCGACGTCGTTGCGCGGCTGCTTGCGGCAACATTCGGCATGCCTGGTGGGGCAGCTGAGGAAAGCACGCCGCGCTCGGAGGTGCGCTCGCTCGACCCTTTCCGTGGGACGACGTGATGGCCGCTGGGCTCGGTCTGTTGCGGCTTCCACCGGCCGCATTCTGGGCCATGACGCCAAAGGAGCTGGCAGCCGCGCTTGGTGCGCTCCACGGTCCGGCACGGATTGATCCACCATCCCGTACGGAACTCCGCCGGCTGATGCAGGCCTATCCGGACGAGCATCAGCCAGGGCGAATCGAAAGTGAAATTCACAATGGCTGAACCCGTCGAAACTTGGACGGTCGCAATCGATGCCGATACGTCCAGGCTGCAGCAAGAGTTGGCGAATGCGACCCGCATCGGCCGGCAGTTCGGAAATGCGCTGACGAATGCCTTTCAGGGTGTGGCGCTGCGCGGGCGGGATCTCGGCGAAGTCCTGAAATCGCTGACGCTGAGCCTATCGCGCATGGCCCTGCAGGCTGCATTCCGTCCGCTGGAGCAGGGCCTTTCATCGCTCATCGGCGGCGCCTTCTCCGGTGTCGCATTCGCGAAAGGAGGGGTGGTGCAAAATGCGCTGCCTGTTCCTTTCGCATCCGGAGGTGTGATCGCGAGTCCTGTAACCTTTCCGCTTGCCGGCGGCCGCATCGGGATAGCCGGGGAGCGTGGGCCCGAGGCGATCATGCCTCTGACACGTGGTCCCGATGGCAAGCTCGGCGTGCGCGCCCAGGGTAGCGCCGGTGTATCGGTGACGATCAACGTATCGACCCCCGATGTAGAAGGCTTCCGTCGGTCGGAGTCGCAGATTGCGGCCATGCTCGCGCGTGCCGTCGCCATGGGCCAGCGGAACTTATAGCGCTGCCGTTCAGTGCGTCTTTTCAGCAAGGAATCTCGATGGCATTTCATGAGATCCGGTTTCCGACCGACATTTCTCGCGGCGCGGTCGGCGGTCCGGAACGGCGCACCGAAGTCGTCGTGCTGGGTTCGGGCCATGAGGAGCGGAACAGCCGCTGGGCTGATTCCAGACGAAGCTATAATGCGGGTTACGGCATCAAGGCACTGGACGACCTGTACGCCGTCATCAGCTTTTTCGAGGAACGGCGCGGTCGGCTCTATGGATTTCGCTGGCGCGATCATTCCGATTGGAAATCCTGCCCGCCGTCGCAAGTGCCCGCCGCCACAGACCAACTGATCGGCACGGGAGATGGAACGACGGCCATCTTCCAGCTCACGAAGACCTACGGCAGCGCGCATGCACCCTGGAGACGTGAGGTGAAGAAGCCGGTCGCGGGCAGTGTCATCGTCGCAGTTGATGGCGTCATCCAGACCGAAGATGTGGCGTTTACCGTCGACAGCACGAGCGGGCTTGTCACGTTCCAGCCAGGGCATATCCCGCAGCCCGGCTCCAAGGTCACCGCCGGTTTCCTATTCGACGTGCCGGTCCGCTTCGACACCGACAAGCTCGAGATCAATCTGCAGGGCTTCCGGCACGGAGCTATTCCCAACATTCCGATTGTTGAAATTCGGCTATGAAAAGTTTGCCTCCGGGCCTGCAGGCCCATCTCGACAGCGGCGCCACCACGCTCTGCTGGTGCTGGCGGCTGACGCGCCGCGACGGAGTGCAGATCGGCTTCACCGATCACGACCGCGACCTGACTTTCGATGGCACGACGTTCGAGGCTGCGGCCGGCTTCACCGCGACGGAGATGAAGCACAGCGTCGGCCTTGGCGTGGACGATTTGGAAGTCGAAGCCGCGCTTACCTCGGAGCGCCTGAGCCAGGATGATCTCGCTGCGGGCCTCTACGATGATGCGCGCGTGGAAATCTTCCGCACGAATTGGAGCGATCCCGAGCAGCGCGTGCTCATGCGCGTCGGCAGCCTGGGGGAGGTCAGCCGTTCCGGAGCATCTTTTCGGGCCGAGGTAAGGGGGCTTTCGCATTACCTCCAACAGCCGAATGGCCGATTGTTTCAATTCACCTGCGATGCTGATCTCGGAGACAGACGATGTGGCGTCGATCTCACCTCTGACAGTTATAGGGCGACAGGGATTGTGACGGCTGTCTCTTCCCCGCGCGCATTCGAGGTCAGCGGCCTTGATGAGTTCACCGAAGGGTGGTTCGCGCGCGGTCTGCTTACGTTCAGATCAGGTGCAAATCAGGGCCGCGCGATCGAAATTCGCCACCACCGCCGGCGCGATGGTGCTGCGCTCATCGAGCTCTGGCAGGAGCCGGCGAAGGCCGTCGCGATTGGCGACGAGGTCGATGTCACCGCCGGTTGCGACAAACAGCTTTCGACCTGCCGTGAAAAGTTTGCCAATGTCGTAAACTTCCGGGGCTTTCCGCATATGCCCGGCAATGATTTTCTCACCTCTTACGCGCGCAGGGGTGGCGGCCGATGAATTGCGCTCAGCGTTCTCCGACACGCATGGCAGTCGTGAGAATAGCGCGCTCCTGGATTGGAACGCCCTATCACCATCAAGCAAGTCTCATTGGCTGCGGGACGGATTGCCTGGGCCTCGTTCGCGGCATCTGGCGTGAACTGTACGGCACGGAGCCTGCCACGCTACCCCCGTACACGCGAGACTGGGCCGAGGCGACTGGTCGCGAAACACTGCTCGATGCTGCACGGCGGCATCTCGTCGAAGTGGAGAACGAAAAAGCCCAGCCGGGCGACGTTCTTGTTTTTCGGCTGAGGGAATGCCTCCCAGCCAAGCATGTCGCGATACTAGCGACCGGCACAACGATGATTCACGCCATGGAGGGCGTATCCGTGGCCGAGGTCGCCTTTGCACCCTGGTGGAGAAGGCACCTCGCCGGAGTCTTTTCGTTTCCGGGGATCGAAGACTGACATGGCAACACTTGCTCTTGCAGCTGCGGGCGCCGCGGCGGGCAGCGCGCTGCTGCCGTCCGGGCTGACCGTCCTTGGCGCCACGATCGGCGGGGCAACCATAGGTGCTCAGGTCGGCGCACTTGCCGGCTCGTTCGTGGATCAGGCGCTGTTCGGAGCATCCGGGCAGAGCCGCACTTTTACGGGTCCGCGAATTTCGGATCTGCGCGTAACCGCCTCGACCGAGGGTGCGCCCATTCCACGAGTCTATGGCCGGGCGAGGGTCGGTGGCCAAGTGATCTGGGCAACTGACTTCGAGGAGGAGGTCGTTACCTCACAGACCGGTGGCGGTGGCAAGGGCGGAGGCAGTAGCGGCGCGTCGAAACAGGTCGAATATCGATATTACGGCAATTTCGCGGTCGGGCTTGCCGAAGGTGAGATTTCAGGAATTGGCCGTGTTTGGGCCGACGGCCAAGAGCTCGATCTCAGCAGCGTCACCTGGCGTCTCTATACCGGCAGCGAGGATCAGGAGCCTGATAGCCTCATCAGTGCACACGAGGGTGCGGAAAGCACACCGGCCTACCGCGGGCTCGCCTACGTCGTTTTCGAGCGGATGCCACTCGCCTCATACGGCAATCGACTGCCACAGCTCTCGTTCGAGGTGTTCCGCGCCGTCGATGATTTTCACCGGAATGTGCGAGGCGTTGTATTGATCCCGGGCTCGGGCGAGTTCGTCTATGCCACCGAGGAGGTTACGCGGCTCGAAGCAGGTGGCGTGCAACTGGCGGAGAACGTCCACACGCGCCAGGGTGGGACAGATTGGACGGTTTCCATTGATCAGCTTCAATCATCCCTTCCCAATGCAAGGTCCGTTTCGCTGATCTCGAGCTGGTTCGGCACTGATCTGCGTGCCTCCCATTGTGAGATTCGGCCAGGTGTCGAAATCGCAAAGAAATCGACCAAGCCACTGACGTGGAGCGTTGCCGGCTTGTCCCGCTCTGCCGCTCACGTCGTAAGCCTGCACGAGGGTAGGCCGGCCTACGGTGGCACGCCTTCGGATCAGACCGTGATTTCCGCGATACGCGACCTGAAGAAGCGCGGCTTTTCCGTCGTACTGACACCCTTCATTCTGATGGATGTGCCTGCGGGGAACTCCAAGCCCGACCCGTACAAGGGCGGTGCGCCGGGGCAGCCAGCCTATCCTTGGCGTGGGCGGATCACGGTGGAGCTGGCGCCCGGACAACCAGGAACTACGGACAAGACTGTAGCCGCTGCTGCTGAAGTGGCCGCTTTCGTCGGCACGGCGTCCGTCTCTGATTTCGCAGTTTCTGGCGATAGGGTTGCCTACGGCGGACAGCCGGAATGGTCCTATCGGCGGTTCATCCTTCACCACGCTTTCCTGGCAAAGGCCGCTGGTGGCGTCGACGCGTTTGTCATCGGAACGGAGATGCGCGGCCTTACGCAAATTCGCAGCGGGCCTCAGGACTATCCGTTCGTGGCCGCCCTGGTCCAGCTTGCTGCCGATGTAAAGCAAGTGCTGGGGCCCGAAACGAAGGTCACCTATGCGGCAGACTGGTCTGAATATTTCGGCCACCAGCCGCAGGATGGATCGAACGACGTTTATTTCAACCTTGATCCGCTGTGGGCATCGCCAGACATCGACGCCATCGGAATTGACCTTTACTGGCCCCTGAGCGATTGGCGCGACGGGGCAGACCATCTCGACGTCTTGGCCGGTGCCCGCTCCGCATATGATCTTGATTACCTGAAATCCAATATTGCCGGTGGGGAGGGATACGAATGGTATTATGCCAGTGCGGCCGATCGGAATGAGCAGAGGCGCACTCCGATAACGGACGGCCAAGGGAAACCCTGGGTCTTCCGCTACAAGGATCTCAGATCCTGGTGGCTCAACCAGCATTTCAATCGACCTGGTGGCGCCGAGCAGGCAACACCCACGGAATGGGTGCCCCAATCGAAACCGATCTGGTTCATGGAAATCGGCTGCCCGGCGATCGACAAGGGATCCAACCAGCCCAATGTCTTCGTTGATCCGAAGAGTGCCGAGACGGCGCTCCCGTACTTCTCGAACGGGAAACGGGATGATTTCATTCAGCGCCGCTATCTGCAGGCGCTGATCGAAGCCTTCGATCCTGAGCATCCCGGAGCGCTGCCGGCGCTCAATCCCATTTCAGACATCTATGGTGGGCCAATGGTCGACCCATCGCGAATGCATGTCTACGCCTGGGATGCGCGCCCATTCCCGGCTTTTCCGGCTGATACCGAGACCTGGGGCGACGGCGCCAACTGGCAGCGAGGGCACTGGATCACCGGCCGGATCGCGAGCGCACCGGTTGCCGACCTCGTCAGACGAATACTCGATGATTCGGGCTTTCATGCGCATGACGCGAGCGCACTCACGGGCATTCTGCCCGGGTACACGATCGACCGCCTTATGGCGCCACGCGAGGCGATCCAGCCTCTGGAGCTCGCTTACTTCTTCGACGCTGTCGAGACGGGTGAGCGAATCGTATTCCGCCCAAGGGGCGCCGGGCGCCAGGTCATCGAGGTTTCCACGGATGACTTGGTGGAAGAGCGGACGGGGGCCAATCTCGTCACCATTACCCGCGGGCAGGAAACCGAGCTTCCTGGTTCGGCAAAAATTACTTATGTTTCGGCCGCGAATGACTACCGCCAGGCGGTCGTCGAGGCGCGCCGGTTGGCGGGAGCGAGCGCCCGCGTTTCACAGGCCGATCTGGCGCTCGTTCTGGAAGATGAACAGGCGGCGGCTATCGCCGATGCGTGGCTTTTCGAGGCGTGGGCCGCGCGGGAACGGGCATTATTCGTTCTGCCGCCGAGCAAGATGGCCATAGAGCCATCAGACATCATCGCGATCTCCGAAGGAGGACGCTCGCGGCTTTTCCGGGTGAAAGAAATTGGCGACCACGGCGCACGGCAGGCCGAGGCGCTGAGCATAGACCCGGCGCTCTATTTTCTTGGGGAAGGCCCCGCGCGCAGGCATCGGATATCCCCGCCCACGGCATCAGGGCAGCCGCTTGGGCTGCTTCTCGATCTGCCGCTCCTCAGAGGAGATGAGCCTGAGCACGCCGCGTATTTCGCCGCATCACAGTCGCCCTGGCCGGGGGGCGTTGCGCTTTTCCGCTCGCCGACTGAAACAGGCTATACGCTCCAGGGTGTTGCGGAGGTGCCGGCAATCACGGGCGAGCTCCTCGATGCCCTGCCGCCAGGGCCGGTCGGGCGATTCGACAAGGCGGCCCGCTTGCGGGTGCAGCTCGCCGTCGGCGAGCTCGCGTCGGCTGAGGAACTGCAGCTGCTGGCCGGGGCCAATGCGGCGGCCGTGCGCAACGCTGCCGGCGATTGGGAAGTACTGCAGTTCCAGTCTGCTGTGCTCGTCGGACCGAAAACTTACGAGCTGTCCGGCTTTCTGCGCGGCCAAGCCGGTACTGAAGGTGCAATGGAAAGCGAGATCCCGCCCGGCGCTCCGTTCGTGCTCATCACTCAGGCTTTGGTGCGGGTTGACCTGGCGCCCGCGGATGTCGGCCTCGAGTACAATTGGCGCTTCGGCCCCGCCAATCGGGATCTAGGTCACCCGAGCTACGTGCAAACGCGGCATGCCTTCCGCGGGGTTGGGCTGCGTCCGTTAAGTCCGGTGCATCTGCGCGGGAGAAGATCCCTGAACGGCGATCTGGCTCTGGCTTGGATAAGGCGAACGCGTGTCGGCGGGGATAGCTGGGAGACGGCCGAGGTGCCTCTTGCAGAAACCGTCGAACGCTACGAGGTCGACATCCTCGACGGCGCATCCGTGAAGCGGACCATATCCACGACCGAGCCCGCCACCATCTATACCGCGGATCAGCAGATGGCCGATTTCGGCGTCCTGCCGTCGGCGCTCAATGTCCGCGTCTACCAGATGAGCAGCGTCTGGGGGCGCGGATCCCCCTGCAGCGCGGTCGTCTGACGACCGCTGTCAGTTTCCAGAACCCTGTAGCCCAAGGAGATTTGTTCCATGGAGCAGCCGGCATGGCTCGAGCACGCCTGGCGGGAAGCTGGCGTACGCGAGGAGCCAGGATCTGCGAGCAACGATCGTATACTGCAATTTTTTCGGGATGTCGGGCATCAGACAGTCACAAGCGACGAGGTCGCCTGGTGCGCGGCATTCGTCGGCGCCTGCTTGGAGCGGTCCGGATTTCGGAGCACACGCTCGTTGCTCGCGCGCTCCTACCTGGAGTGGGGTGAGCCTCTGGCGAAGGCGCGGATTGGTGCGATCGCGGTCCTCAGCCGAGGCAGTGATCCGGGTCAGGGCCACGTCGGTTTCGTTATCGGTGCGACGGCAGAGGAGCTCTTCCTTCTGGGCGGCAATCAGCAGAATGCGGTCTCGGTTCAGTCTTTCGAAATCGACAGGCTGCTTGGATTCCGCTGGCCAGCTGGAGCTGTTGAAAAGAGCTCAGCAACGGATGAGCTGTTCGACCTGGCACTCGCCCACGTCCTGGAAATGGAGGGCGGCTGGACGAATGATCCCCACGACCCTGGCGGGCCGACTAATCTCGGCATCACACTCGGGGTCTACGCGGCGTCGAAGGGCACGACGATCACGGATGCCAATCGTGAGGATCTCATTGGCGAGCTGAAGCGGCTCGATGCCGCTTCCGCGCGGCCGATCTACTACGAGCGCTATTGGGTTCCGTCGCGGGCCGCAGAGCTGCCCCCGCCGATCGCGCTGATGCACTTTGATGCCGCCGTGAATCATGGGGTCGGAAATGCCGCCCGGATGCTGCAGCAGGCATTGGGCGTTGCCGTTGATGGTGAGATCGGGCCGGAAACCCTCGGAGCAGCCCGCACCCACCCCGTCATGGAAACTGTCCATCGCTACGCCGACATCAGGCGGGCGCGCTACCGCAGCCTCAGCCATTTCTGGCGGTTCGGACGCGGCTGGTTGAGACGAGTCGATCGAACACTCGCTGCCGCCGAGCGGCTCGGTGATGCCGCAACCAAAGCTTCCCGGCAACTTCAGAAAGGAGCAGGACAGATGTCAGCAACTGAAGGCGCGGCCGCCGACAGCAAGTGGTGGGGGCACTCCATGACGATCTGGGGTGCAATCATCACCGCAGCATCAACGGTACTTCCGGCCATCGGTCCGCTAGTGGGGATCGATATCACCCCGGATCTCGTCAACGAGTTCGGCGACCAAGTGACGAACGTGCTGCAGGCCATAGGCGGGCTGATTGGCATCATCATGACCATCTACGGGAGGACGCGGGCAAGCACGGGACTCGGGCGTAAACAGATCACCCTCCAACTCTGAATCGTTCAGGCGGCGTTCAGGTGCGCAGCTCAACGATCAATACAGGGCTGAAGGCCGATGCGCATGCCGGTCGTGTGGGGCATCAGCGCGCCTTGTGATCGTGGCGGTTGGCACTCACCATGGGTGCCAGCCGCCTCGATGCTCGCAAGGGCTTGCGAGCAACAGGCTAGGAGGATCAGCCATT